GGCCAACTTGTCTTATAGTTTTAGCTTTTGCTGCCAAAAATAGCCCATCTAGGACAACTACATCTCCTGGATGTCCATAAAAAGTGACATATTCGCGTCCTTGTGGGTTGATATGGCTAACTTTGCCTCTATGTTTACCTGCAACCCATATATCCTTATCCCACCAAACAGCATTATCTGTTAAATAGGTGGTTCCTGCGGGGCCTATGAAGCCTGTTTCTGGTAAATTTAACAAATCTTGGAACTTTTTTAGAAATTCTTCTTTAATATCACGAATTTCTATATCATCGTGACAAAAAATTACTGCATCATCGTCTGTTGGATTGATTTTTTCAAATGCGCCCTTATAAGCAGCAAAGATAGACTTAGCTCCTGATATCAAATATACTTTAATTCCACATCCCGTAAGGAAGCTAAGTAATTTATCCGTAGTTTTGGATATATTGTTTCTATCTCTAGTACATATTATGGCGTGTATATTCATATACTATAATAATGTAGTGTAATGAAAAATTTTTATGGAAAACCAAAAATTATTAGAAGAATTTAAGCGATGTTCGGTTGATCCTATACATTTTATCTCAACCTACATAAAAGTTACACATCCTGTTAGAGGTTTGGTTCCATTTAAGTTATATCCATTCCAAGAACACATTATCCAAGAACTTCAAGGTCATAGATTTAATATCCTTAGGAAGTTTAGACAAGCTGGATGCACAACCATCGCCGCTGGATATTCTTTGTGGATGGCAATCTTCCAAAAGCATAAGTCTATTGTAATTCTATCAAAAGGCGACGCTGAATCGACCGAAGTGCTTGATAGAATTAAACTTATGTACGATCAACTTCCTGAATTTTTAAAACCAGGAATAATTGAAGACAATAAACACACACTCAAGCTTAAAACTAATTCGATAATCAAGTCTAGACCTTCAGGTAAGCAGTCAGGTCGTTCGCTTGCAGGATCTTTACTAATTATTGACGAAGCTGCATTCATTGAAAACATTGATACTATTTGGGCAGCAGTATATCCTATCATTTCAACAGGTGGTCGAGCCTTTGTTCTTTCTACAGTTAATGGTATAGGCAACTGGTATCATGAAGTGTATCAGAAGGCTATAAACAAAGACAATGCTTTCAATTCAATTGATATCAATTGGCAAGAGCATCCTGAATACAAATATAACCCTAAGTTTGAACACCTTTATGAAGAGATGCGAGCTAAGGGTTTGGATATTCATAAGTGGGAAGAAACCACGCGAGCCAATATGCCTCATAAGCAGTGGCTACAAGAATATGAATGCTCATTCCTAGGTACAGGCGATACTTACATCGAAGGTGAAGTTCTTAAACAAGTCTTAGAACAGACTAGTGAAGAATATTTTACAAAATATAATAACAGAATGCGAGTATGGCAGGAACCTCAACCCCATTATTCTTATATAATTGCTTGTGATGTATCTTTAGGTAGGGATAGAGATTACTCAGCGTTTCATATTATTAATATGTATAATGGACAACAGGTAGCTGAGTTTTATTCAAATAGAACCCCTATTAATGATTTTGCCAAAATATTGTTTAATGAAGGTATGCTATATAATGTTGCTCCCATAGTGTGTGAACGCAATACTATTGGAAATAACTTAATTGACTGGCTCTATAATAACTACGAATATGAAAATCTTTGGGCTGATGAAAAAGGCGACTTTGGATTCCTAGTAACTGCTAAAAATAGAGAAACTATTCTTGCTGAACTAGAAGAAGCTATAAGAACTAACTTAATTAAAATTAACTCTAATAGAACTGCTAACGAACTAACTACATTTATAATTAGTGAAAATGGAAAAGTTGAAGCTGAAAAAAATCATCACGATGATCTAATTATGAGCTTGGCTTTAGCTATACACGTTTATAAACAAATACTAGATACAACTCCGATGGAGTTTTTAACTAGAACTGGCACGGAAGAAAAACCTCCTATGCCAGCTATGGGATATAAGCACCATATTGATCCAAAAACAGGCAATAGGGTTGCACAACAAATGTCTGAGGAAGATGTTAAATGGCTGATGAAGTAGACGATAAGCTTAACGAAGGCTATACTAATTTCGGAGGAACTGAAAATAGATCAGGTTCTTACTTTATTCCCACAGGACCTATAGGAAGATTTTTTGCTAAGTTCTTTGCTACAAAAGCTCAATTCCCCGTACAACAAGCAATAGATCGTGGAATGGTTACACCCCAAACGGGTGATACTGTAATAACCAACCCAACTCAAATACTTAGAACAGAAACTGTAGATGAAGCTCCTGCTTTAGGTGGTATTTCTAGAAATCCAGTTTTACCTGAACTAGAACTCAATAGAAGACGCCGATATAAAGATTACGAAGAAATGGATGAGTATCCAGAGATTGGAGCAGCTTTTGATATTTATGCAGATGACTCCACTCAAAAGGGAACCAGAGCAGAGCGTTGGACAGTTAAGTCTGATAATGATTTAGTTGTTGATGAGATTGAAAATTTATTCTTAAATATAAACTTAGATAAACTAATTTGGGATATTACAAGAAATACTGTAAAGTATGGAGACTGTTTTATAGAATTAATTGTAGATTTAGATAGTCCTAAAGAAGGTATAAAGAAATTAAAGATTCTAAACCCTAACTGGGTTTTAAGAGTAGAGAATGAGTTTGGTTATCTTAAAAAATTCCTGCAAGAAATACCTAATGCTGAAAGTATGCAGTATGCTGAAATAGGTCAATCAAGTACACATAGACCAGTTAGATATATTGAACTCGATAAGCATCAAATAGTTCATTTTAGATTACATACATCAGATCCTGTATTCTATCCTTATGGTAAATCAATAGCTTCGATGTGCCACAGAACTTTTAGATCATTAAGAATGATGGAAGAAGCCATGATGATTTATCGTCTATCAAGAGCACCCGAACGTAGAATATTCTATGTTGACACTGGTAATCTTCCAACCAGCAAAGCTGAGATGTATATTGAACGATTAAAACAAAAATTTAAAAAAGAAAGATTCTATAATAACGCTAGAGATACTGTAGATTCTAGATTCAATCCAATGACAATGGATGAAGATTATTTTGTTCCTACTAAGAATGGTAAAGGAACAAAGATTGATACTTTAGCAGGAGCACAGAACTTAGGTGAGATTGAAGACGTAAAATACTATAGAGATAAGTTATTAGCTGCTCTTAAGATTCCAAAAGATTATATCGTAGAAAAGGATCAATCACCTGAACGCAAAGCTAACCTTTCTCAGTTGGATGTTAAGTTTGCAAGAACTATTCAACGTATCCAGATTGATATTGAAACAGGTTTAGAGAATGTTGCTAAACGCCATTTACAACTTAAAGGATTCCCTGCATCTTTAATTCAAAAACTTAGAATCAAATTACCTGAACCTTCAGATATGTCGGCTAAGAGAAAGCTAGATATTGATGAACAAAAAGTTAGAGTAGTTCAGGCAGTAAAGGGTCTTATGTTATTCTCTCAAGATCAAATCTATAGAGAATTTTATGATATGACCGATGATGAAATTAGAAGAATGAAAGAAGAAGTAAAGAAAGATCAAGAAGAAGCAGCAGCTATGCAAGCTCAACAGCAGATGTCTATGGGTGGTGGGATGATGGGTGGAGCACCACAATCGGCACCTCCTATGGCTGGCCCAGGATATGGGGAGGCTGGTGGTCAAGAAGGTATGGAAAATATACCACCTACAACTAATGAACAAACAGAACACGCTTTTAATCATCTAATAAATTCTAATCAAGATACCAATACTAAACTAGTATTGGAAAGAATTTTAGAAAAACAAAAGCAAAAGTTAAACTTAACTTAATAAAATAAAGTATATATAAGTATAAGGAACAATTCAGGAGATTTTATGTTTGCAAATATTTTTGAAGAACGAAATAAGAAGATAACTCATTTAGTTAAACTTGGAGACTGCATAGGACGTTCTATTAGAGAGAATGTTAGCTTATTCTCGGTAGACAGTAATACGTCAGAAGTTGCTTATTTAACCAAGAGTGGAAAAGTAATTAGTGGAAACTTTTTAATTGATGAAAACATTTCATTAAAAAACATAAAGATTCAAGATTCTTCAATATTTAATGATGAGAAGAAATTTGATGAGTATGTAAATGGTAAGATACATTCATTTGTAGAAAGCATTCATTACAATGAGTTTGCTTCGGCTGATATGTCTTTTGACGATGTATTAAGCCTATGGGAAAATAGATTAAAAATTGCATCTGTTCAAAAGAAATTAAATGAACAATCATTAAAGCTTAGTAAGATTGAAGCAATTGTAGAGTCTAGTGAATTTAAAAATTTACTAGAGATAACTCCACAACTTCAAAAGTTTTTAAAAGAAAATGTAAACAAAATTGTAAAAGTTCCTGAAGTTCGTAACGCTGTAAATTTGTCGAATACTGTGTCTAAAGCTTTTAATTTACCCAAGCTCACTTTAGAAGAGCTAGAGGCTAATAAAGAGTATGTTTTACAAAATGGACTAAATCCTTCCATTTATGAAATGATTTGCAGACAAGAATTAGTTAAAAAAGAACTAGTGGAATCAAAGAAAAACTTTGATATGATTTGGGCTAATAATTCAACGATACGAAAACTAGCAAGTTTAATTTTTGAAAAAGATGAAATAATCGTTGAAGGATTATCTGCTGCTTTAAAAGAAATTCCTTATCTAGCTCTTGTTTCTAAGAAAACTCTATTTGATACATTTAATAATTGCTTATCCCAAGCAGACGGTATAGGTGTGTCTGAGGGTGACATTCAAGAATATGCTTCAAAAATATTTGAATTTAAAAAAGAAGTAAAGGACATCTTTATTAATACCATAAATGAAAAATATGGTGTTGATATACAAAATTTACAAGATCCAGCATCATTTAAGAGTTTAGCAAATACTCAAGTTGTTATATTTGAAGCTTTATCAAGACTCGCACCCAAGAATTCAGTTCTAAAAAGTACATTATCAGAAATGGCACAATTCTTAAAAGGTAAAGCAGGTGTTGAGTGCATTGATATAAATGATTATCTCATGGAGACTTTTGTTGAAGCTGGGTACAATAAATTACTTTCAGAAGCGGAGGATCTTCCCAAAGTAAATTTTAAAAGAGTTGCAAAAGATTTAATAGACATTCAAGATCTTATAATGACTTTAAAGCAAAAAGCTATGGATCAAGAATATCCTTCTGATGAAGCTTTAGCTCCAGAAGAAGAAGCTCCTCCACAGCCTCCTATGCAACAACCTGCTGCTACGAATGAAATGCCTCTAGCTCCTGAAGATGAAATGCCAGAATTAGCACCACAAAGATCTCAAGAAGAAATTGTAAATGATTTAACTGAATTAGAAAAAGTTGTAGGAGAACTAGCCTCTGAATTAGGAGTAGATCAAGAAGAGACTCCAGAAGAAGATGTCACAGGATTAGATCGTGATGGTGATAGTCAACATACTATGAAAGATCACGAATTAGAAAAACAAACTCCTCCTGTTAAATCAAAAAACAAAAAAATAAAAGGAAAGAAGCCTTTACCTACTGAAGTAGAGGAAGAGTAATGGATATTGTAACAGGACAAAGAACTTTTTTTCTTGGAGTTTCTGCGTTTAATCCAGGATCTCCAGGATCTACAGGAACAATCCACGTTCCTTTTAGAGATTCTTCTGGAAATTTTATTAGATGTAATTATTTTAAAGTTGATCTTACTACAAACCAAGGTACTGTAGCTTCTGGATGTTTTGTAGCAGAACCTAGTGGAGTTTCCATATTTAGACAAGTAGGAGCTAATCCAGTTTGTTATGCAACTACAGCACTTCCAGGATCTGGTATTTGTGGAGTAGGTACTGCATTTGTTAACAATGGATCAACAGAATGGCACGGAGCTAATGGAGAAGTATGCACTGCTATAAATATTAGAGTACAGTATTCTGGAACACCAACATTATGTTTCGGTGTTACCTATGGTAATTTAATGCCATATAGTATGTTGAGGGAAACTAGACAAAACTCGGCTGGAAGTTATGATCGAGGTAGATAATTCATGTACTTAGAAACAGGACAAAGAACATTTTTTTATGCGGTTTCTGGAACTTCTCCATATACTGCAAATATACCTTTTCTAGATAGTTCAGGTAATGTTATTAGATGTAATTATGTCAGTGTGGTAGCAACCAATGGAACTACTGGAGGTAACGGATATGTAGCTATAGAATTAAGTGGTCCTCCAAGAGTTACTAGTATAAATACTATCCAAGCAGCTACAGTAACTACACCTCAAGCTTCTGGTATTTGTGGATTTGGTATATCTTTAGGAGCTGGGGTTGCTTTAAAAAATGAATGGCATGGAGCTAATGGAGAAGTTGCTACAGGTGCTGTAGTTAAATGTGGAACAAATGTTGGAGGAAATCCTTTTGTTATGGTAGCAATTACTTATGGTAACTTAATACCATATAATTATCTAAGAGAAGCTAGATTAGATCGTTTAGGAAGTTACGACAAAGGTAGGTAATTAACTTGGTAAGTGTATCTTCATTACTTACTGTAGAAGTAGATGAACTTGGGCGTCCGTTAAATCTTAAAGTAACAGATGAAACAGATACCCTTGCTAGTGGTTTATTAAGTCCAGAAGTACAAGTAATAATAACTGAAGTTAATAGTTCAGCAATTTACTGGGCATCAGCTTATGATGTAGTTGTTTCAAATAAGCCAGTATGGGATTCTGGTGGAGCACCAGAACTTCCAGCAGATATTTCTGGTCCTTGGCAAAATGCTTTTAATTATTCTAACTCTACGTCAGCTAATAATGATTCTGTATATAGTACAGTTTTTGTTACATCAGGAACTTGGGGCACTGGAGGAGGTACTTATGTACCTCCAGATGTTTCTGGTAACTGGGAAAATTCTTTCAAATATACTAATGGTGCATCAGGTAACATAGGTAATACTTCGTCTTATGTTGGTGGAGCTTCTGGTAACATAAATAATACCTCTAGCTATGTAGGAGGTGCATCAGGCAACTTAGGTAATACGTCCTCTTATGTTGGGGGTGCTTCAGGTAATATCGGGAATACATCATCCTATGTTAGAAGTGCGTCAGGCAACTTAGGTAATACGTCCTCTTATGTTGGAGGTGCTTCAGGTAATATCGGGAATACATCTAGCTATGTAGTGGGAGCTTCGGGTAACTTAGGCAACACTTCTAGTTATGTATTTATTGGATCAGGAAATATAGGTAATACCTCGTCTTATGTTGGAGGAGCTTCGGGCAACATAGGCAATACCTCGTCTTATGTCTTTAATGGTTCAGGTAACATAAGCAACACTTCTAGTTATGTATTTATTGGATCAGGTAACATAAGTAATACCTCTAGTTATGTAAGAAACGCATCAGGTAATATAGGTAATACCTCGTCTTATGTTGGAGGTGCATCAGGTAATATAGGTAATACCTCGTCTTATGTTGGAGGTGCATCAGGTAATATAGGTAATACCTCTAGTTATGTAAGAAGCGCATCAGGTAATATAGGTAACACCTCGTCTTATGTTGTTGGAGCTTCTGGTATAATAACTCAGCTATCTGCTTCAGTATCAGCTACAGTATTTAATACCTCCGCAGACTGGAATACTGCCTACACGCACTCTCAACTAACTAATGCAAATCCTCACATAACTAACCTATCTTCTTTAGATGGAGTTTCTTTAGATATAATAGGATTGCAGGCCGGACAATTTTTAAAATATAAACCAGGCTTTGGTTGGACCAATGAGTCTATAGCTATTACTAATGTTGGAGTTGATAGTATACCTAATTTTATAACCAATTCTTCTTCAATAAATTTTTCTGGAACTCAAGGAGTTTCTTTACAAGCTGTTGGAAATACTTTAACATTCTCATTATCTGGAAATGTTTCTGGAGCTACTTCAGCTACAAATGCTTTCTCATCTACTTACGCATTATCAGCTACTTCCGCATTAAACGCACAACAAGCTCCTAACGGGTTTAATGTCACTGGAACATTAAGATCTCCTGTAGTTTCAGCTACTAACGTATCTGCAACAGGAACATTAATATCTTATACAATATCTGCTTATGATTATTTAAATATTGATCACACTACTATTGGAAGTATAGGTTCTAATAGTCACGATGATATTGATAATCACATTAATAGCACTAGCAATCCTCACTCAGTTACTGCTGAACAAGTTGGAAATACAACTGCACAATGGAACGCTTCAGCATTAGTTGGTTATCCAATATCATCTACATTAACTCCTGCCGCTGGTCAAGCATTAATGTATAATGGTAGCCAATGGACTGCATCAGCAGCATTATTTGCTTACACATACGGTAGTGGTGCTCCTACTGGTGGTTCGGATGGAGATATTTATTTACAGACTGATGTAAACTCATTACAGATTCCAACTGTATCGGCCACAACATATCTTAATTTACCATCAGGAACCTTAACTTGGACTTATGCTACTTCAGCTACTTCTGCGTTAAATGCACAACAAGCACCTAATGGATTTAGTGTTACAGGTAACTTAACAACAACGAGTGGTGATGTTAGTGCGATTAGATTGACAGATTATTCAGAGTCTAAGTCTTCACCTAGTATTTCAAGTAGCTCTCTTACTTTAGATTTAAATGCAGCACAAGTATTTACTGTAACACTGAACTCTAATATTTCTACGTTAACTATTAGTAATACTGATTCTAGAGCTAATACTGCTCAAGGATTTACACTTATTTTAACTGCTGATGGAACAGCAAGAACAATTACTTGGCCTGGATCGGTTAAGTGGCCTAGTGGTACTGGACCAACATTAACTAGTACTAACAATAAAGTTGATATTTTAAGTTTCGTATCACCTGATAATGGAACTACTTGGTATGGATTTATTGGAGGTCAAAACTACTAATGTTTGGTGGAATGGCATTTAAGATTGGTATGTTAGCCAAGAAATCTGCGGAAGGAGTCGATGTCACTCCTAATGCAGTTGATTGGTCAGAAGTTATTT